TGCAGTTTTAATAATAGAGAAAGCATTCTCAGATAATGCTAATCAACAAATTCTTACTGATGCTTTAAGTGATTTAATATCTTTTTCCCAACCTCCTGTTCTATATCAGAATTCAAAATTAAATCATTTTTTGATACCAATAGCAAAATGTTTTAAAGCTCCAAATGCGATAAATGGAGTATCATTTGCTATAGCTCATGATGGCATAACATCTGTTAATACTACAGGATATCAAAGTAAAAATCCTTTTTCTCCATTATCTAGTGTTCTGTATAATGGTCTTCAGTCTTCATCTTTTAGTTTCTCTATAATTGCTATGGCATCTTGAGACATAAACCATTTAGGAGTATAGTTCTCTTTAAACTTAAGAGGGACTTTTCTTGTTGCGTCAATTAAGGCATCTGAGTCTAGTGTAGAAGCGTTTCATGATAATGTAACAACATTAACATTTGTTAGGTTACAGATTCATTTGATTTGTGAGTTATTAGCTGCTACTCAAGTTCATGTTAATACTTCTTTATCTAAGAAATATGCAAATGCTTGAGCAAATTCTTCTTGTGCTTTATTCCAGATTTCTTCTGGATCTGCTTCATCTTCTAAGAGTTCATAAGTAGAATTAAGAATAGCTCAGACTTTTTTAGCTATCATTTCTTTCCTATCATAGGTTAGTGCTGTATCTTGATAAGTTCCTCATTCATCAGTATAGAAAACTGATAATCATGAATTTCTTAGAATGAAATATTTGGTGTTGGAATTCATCCTTGAGATATTACATTCTTTCCAAATTCCATAAGATTCCATAATTCTATACACTCATTTCTCGAATTCTGGATGAACTAAATATCATCAATCTGCTGGTGTTCAGGTATTCATTGCTTTAATACCTTCTAGATCTCATTCTCTTAATGCTTTAAGTGCAGTAACAAAATCTTTTTGGACTTTAGAGAGATCTTGTTTTCATGAGTTCATTCTTGATTTCTCTACAAGTTCTTTCATTTGTGATTTCATTTCTTTGAAATCTGGATTATCACTTAATGATAATTCTTTTAATTTAACATCCATTGCTGCTTCTACTGCTGAAGGGACAGCTTCTTCTAAGCTTTTAGCAACAACATCTGTTAAGAGTTCTTTTGTTTCTTCTGGCATAGGTAATTTAAAATAATAGATAAAAAATTAGCCCCTAAGAGCTTTTTTGTACTTCTCTAAGCCTGCATTGATTGCTCTTGCTGCTCATTGAAGTGACTCTTTTGCGATGATATGAGCATCATCTAGTTTCTTAGTATTGCCATCTACTAAGCGTTCAAGAAGCTGCTTTATATCACCTAAAACAGAAAGTATTTCTTTATTTGAAATATCGTTACTTTTTTCTATAATTGATTCGTTGGTGGAGTCGTTCACACCTTCACCGCATCAATTTTCTAAAGATGAAGAGATTCATACCTCTTCATTTTTTATTAATCAAAAGTCTTCTAATAACTGTTTTTGATCTAAACTTAATGCGTTAGGATTACAAGGAACGGCTACGAAACTGAGCTCTAGAAGTTCGGCTTCTGTTATTATTTTAGCGTTATTTTCATCTCTTTTCTTTGGGATGAATCAGACACTTACACTTTTTACCATTCATTCTTCATAGAGATCTCCTAAGAGTTTCCCTAATGGATTAGAAGAAGAGAATATTCATTCTATCACTAATTGGTTATCTTTTACATAGATCTTGGTCGCTTTTCCTACAATATTTTCTATTTTATAAACATGGTTTGCTATTATCACAGGATTTTTCATAAAGTTTTCTCGCTTCCAACCGTTTGCTTTGATAATTTCTCATGATCTATCGATGTCTTCTGTAGAAGCAATCACTCTGAATTTTTTACTCTCTTTTTCTTCTTTTAGGTCTAATACTAATCCGGATTCTTGGATTTTTGAGATTAAGTCTTCTGATATCTCGTTAAAAGTTGCTTTTAGGTTCTTCATAATAATTGGTATAAATAATAAAATTATAGGCTTTCATCTGTCCATTCATAAGTGTCTTCTGTTATATCTGATCCTCATAAGAGTAACATTAGCTCGTTATATTGGGTATTTGTTATTCTTATTCGGTTTGCGTCTTCATTGAATCAGTTTTCTTCTCTATAAAGTGCAAAACTTGTTTCTATGTTATCCCAGGTATTTGATGAAACGGCTCATTCATCTTGGGTGGTTTGGTTTATTACAGAATAGTTTCAGTTATCGTTTCTAATAATATAGATCTGCTGAGTTCATGAATAGTTTGCTTGGATATAATATTCTCACCAGTTTTCTAGGAGATTACAGTTCATTGAGTATGAATATCTGTTTAACTCTCTTAGTTCTGCTTCAAAATTATCGTTATCTAGATTAGAGTTTTCATGGTTATGAATATAATTAATCATATTTATTGCTTCTTGTCATCATGCTATGATTTCATCTCAACTATATCCATGTTTGATTAAGGTATTATCATGTGAGATTGTGAAGGGATAGGTATTGAATAGCTCTTCTTCATTTAGATATTTAGATCCTAGAAGATAGTTATAATCATCTATTTTTAGGATATAGTAGTGGATATATGAGGTATCTAGATTAAAACTATATAAGAAATTTCGGTTTTCTTCTCAGAAATCATTAGCATTGATTTGTTCGTTTACTATTCGGTTTCGGGTTAGAATGTTTACTTGAGAATTAGATTCTGAAGTACTTGTGTTTCAGTTTTCTGTTATTTCTCTAACTATACTTCGTGATAATTCTTGGTTGGTTGGTGAATAGTTTTGATAGATATTGATTAGTTTAATTGTATTTCATTGTGTTCTTGTGATATGGTATTCATATCTTCATGTTTCTTGGTTATAGACTTCTTCACTAGTATAAAGTATTTCTCATTGTGGTTCTGGTTCTGGGGTTGGTTCTGGTGGGATATATTCTCATCAATAGGATTCTTGGGTATTCTTTAGATAGATTTCTATCGCTTTTTTTGTTTTTACATCATAATGTCATTTAAATGTTATACTTTGCTTAGTTACATCATCGATAGTAAATGCTGGAGTTCGGTCTGTTATTTTTATTTTGGCTAAATCGAGCATAAAAGTAGGGTAGTGGAGAGGGGAGTATGGGTGTTTTGTGTCCTCTGCTAGGAGTCTTAGGGCTTTAGGAGTTCAATTGAGAAAATAATCTTTATATGTATTATCTTCGAATAGCATTTCCATACTTCATTCTATTGAGAAGGAACTGTTTATATAATCTATTGGATCTATACTTGATAGACATTCGATATCTTTGATTTCTTTTTTGATTGAGATTGTGATAGATTGAAGACAGATATTATCTGCTATATCTAATGATTCTTGAGTATCTGCTAGAAAGACTTTTAACATATTCGCTATAAATCCGTTTTCGTCTGTATAGGTTACAGTATGGGTTGATTGTTCTCATTTCTTTGCTTTTAGGTTGATACTTACTGTGAATTTTCATCATACTTCTGCCGTGAAATCCATAGATTCTATCATTGCTAATGGATATGCATTTGAGCTTATTGGAGTTGATGTTCATACTGTTAATGTTGGATGGGTGTTTGATTCTAATAATGTGAAGGTATGTTCATAGATTCAGTTATCTCAGTTAGAGGTTACGTTTCATAATAATGCTTTTAAGAAAAATCAGATTCAGTTTGGGTAGACTTGGCCTCAAATTGTTCATTCTGATCGCTGCTTTGTTATTTGTGAGTTGATTGAATCTAGGATCGTATCTACTACTCATGAGTCTTGTTCTATGGTTGCTTTATCTGAGAAGGTATTATCAGTTCGGGGAAATCGGTATTGGATTGGGAGATTTTTCTCTCATCTTGTTGTCTCTAGTGAAACTCAGACTCAGACTTTTTTTCATGTGAATGGCATAAATCTATCGATATGATATAAATGCCATCAGTATGTTTTTTATTTTATTAATAACAAAAATTGGAGTATAGATGACTCCAATTTGAGTAGTTTTTGTGATTATTTATTATCCTCTATATTAGGTAAATGTTCCATCCATCAATATAATAACCATCCTTCTAATTGATTAGGTGTTTTTGTATCTCTGTATTTCTCATATTCATCATAATTTCTTATACTATCAAAAGTTTCATTATCAGACTTACCAGATTGACTTGATGAAAATAATACTATACACTCCTCATTTAGTTTGCAATTGTGAGATATCCATGTAAATTCTTCTTTTGGTTCACCACTCAATAATGTTCTTTTCTCTGTTTTAGTGTGCAATATAGCACATCTGTCTTTATCTAATGAAGACGATGGTGAGAAAGCAACAGAAACTCTATCCCATAATCTAATTCCTACATGTTCGCAAAATTTATTTTGTTGATAGTGTAATTCTTCCAAAAAATTGTCATACAAAAAATCGTTATATTTCTGTTCTTCATTAAAACAATTTAAAATCTCTTTTTCTTCTTCAGAAAGTTCAATTTCTTCATTTTCTACTTCTTCAAATAATTTTTCTAATTTAATTTTCTTAATATCT